TGGTTTGATGTCCGGTGTAATGGGTATTATTAATACCAACACTTTATCTGGTGATGCCGCTGTTATGGCATTTATGCAGGGTGACTCCGGTGTGACAACTTGCCGCGCAGCGTTTGGTGTTGCAATGGCTCAAACCACAGCAGGTTCTGGCTTTACATACGGTCTGGACTTGAAGATGCAAGACCCTATTGCTGATGCTGGTGGTCCTTCTGGAGTTATAGCCTACAAAACGGCTGAGATTCGCCTAGCTAATGATGCTGCCGCTGCTCCTGTTGTCATCAAGGTAGGTAATTTTGTTGATGGTGCTGCTTCTGGTGTAGGCAAAGGTTCGTTAGGTATTGATTCTACCGATGGACTATTGTTTGTATCTGATGCTTCTGGCAACTGGCAAGCTGTTACTGTCTAATGCTGACTCATGAAGATCCAGAAGTCGCTACGATTGTGGCGCTTCTGGAAGCCCAAAGAGACTATGCAATGGGACATGCCGCCAAACTTGCTAAAGAAAATGCTGAGTTAATAGCAAAGATTAGCAGACTTGAGGCATCTAAACCGGCATAGTCTCACCCTACAGGAGATTGATCATGGGTATGCAATATGATGTATTAGCCTCGTTTCCTTTGACGGGAGATGGGCAACTAGAGAACCAAGCGCAAGAGAGCCTTGGACGGATTCGCATAAAGGCTATTTACGGAACTTCTGGAGCTACCGCTGGGACCATTTCTTTTTATAATGGCACAAGCAATTCCGATCCTTCAGTTATTCTTCTTCCTACCCCAGCCGCAGCAAATCAAGGTGCATTCTTCTTGCTTATCCCCGGAGAAGGAATATTGGCTCAGGATGGCGTATATGTAGACACCGGAACCGCGGCATCAGTAATCGTTATTTACGGGTAAAGCATGGAACCGCAAACACTAATTAACCTAGGGGTTGGGGTTATTCTGACAATAGTTGGATGGCTCTCTAGACAACTCTGGGATGCGGTAGAAAGAATGAAGACAGACATTAAGAATATTGAGATAACACTTCCTTCGCATTATGCGAGGAAGGATGACATCCAATCTAGGTTTGATAAAGTTGAAGTGATGCTAGAAAAGATCTTTGACAAGTTAGACCTTAAACAAGATAAGGCATAAACATGGCAGACCAAGCCGCATATACCGCAGGATTGAATAAATCGACTCCATCAGAAGCAGAACGCGCAGAGATGAAGCGTATCCGTGATGAATATGCAATGGATAGGGATACTAACCTTGGGTACGAGAAGGCTACACGGGCTACCCCTCCTGCTGGCATGACTCCTGTTGGTCCTCCACGCAGTCAGCCTATTCGTAGAGCTAAGGGCGGGATGATCTCTGCATCTAAGAGAGCGGACGGTATTGCCAAGCAAGGTAAGACCAAGGGACGGATCATATAATGGCTGATTTCTTTAAAGATCAGAGAGAGGGTCGGGATTTTAATAAGCGTGTAGATAGGTTGGCTTTAAAAAGGCAAGCCGAGGCTTCAGGGTATCCCGGACCTACGGATGAAGAGTATCCAATGAGATTTGATCCAAGGGGTGCGCTTAGGGACAAAATTTCTGACCACATGGAAGCTACTGGCAATAAAGCTCCTTATGACATTCCTTCAGCGCAGAATGAGATCTTGAAGGAAACAAACAGAAAAAATATGTCAGCCGCACGGGACAAGGACGCTCTTAATGCTATGAATAAGCGGCAAGGAGAGAAAGATGCGATGTTCAAAGATCTTTCTGAGATAGCGGGTAAAACAAAGAAATATAAAAAAGGTGGATCAGTCAAGTCATCAGCCTCTAAAAGGGCTGATGGAATCGCCACTAAAGGCAAGACCAAAGGCAGGATGATCTAATGAAGGCTAAGAGATATGATATGGGTGGGTCTGTAAATGGCGGTACTCCTAATCCGTCTCCATTGCTTTCTATTAACGCACCTGACAATTCAACACCGGCTCAAAAGCCGGGGTTCTTGAGCGTAGCTCCACCGGTCGGCATGAAGAAAGGCGGATCAGTTAAGGGTGTACGGGGTGGCGGGATAGAATCAAAGGGCAGAACAAAAGGAAGGTTCGTCTAATGGGTGCTTTAGCTAATATGGGATACGGCGCTATGCTGGGTCCAGATCTCCAGAAGAAGATGACCAAGCCGTTTGATAAGGCATTGTCAGCTACAGAGATGGATGAGCCTAATAAAGAAATGATGAAAGAAGCCGGATACAGGAAAGGCGGGTCAGTTTCTAAAAGGGCTGATGGAATCGCCACTAAAGGCAAGACCAGAGGGAGAATCGTATAATGAGTACAATGCAGCCTCTCTTTGGTCAGTTGGCTGGAGTATCCCCTGCAGCCCCTGTAGCTTCTCCAGCTCCTCTGGCTCCATATGACCCAGATCCTTACTACGGGACAAATACCAAGACTCCTGCAGCCACGCCTGTGCCTGTAGCCACACCTGCCCCTGCGGTCACTCCTGTAGCTCCTCAGCAGCCTCAATTCAATCCGTTCATGCAAACCTATGGACAGAATAGAACGCCGCAGCAACAGATGTTTAATCGCTTCCCGCAAAGCTTTCAGCAGCCGCAGCCAGTTGCACAGCCTGCTCAGGGTCCGGTATACGCAGATCAGAGTTTAAACGCTCCGGGCAGTCAGCCGCAGTATGGTAGGTTTGGTCAGCAGCGTGGGTTTATGAATCAGAACAGAGGCGGATATGACCGTCAACTTGATCAACTAAGGGGTCAAGGTCAGTATGGTCAGCAAGGATCGCAAGTGGCGTTTATAAATAGCCTTCTAAGGGGTCAGTCGCAACTACCCGCAACTGGTCAGCCAAGCACCCCGCCAGTGGGCGGTAAGGGTGGGGGATCATCTCCAACAGGTTCATAATAATGAAAAAGGCTAAGATAGCCATAGTAATGAGGGAGTTTAAAAAGGGGTCACTCAAGTCCTCATCAGGACAGAAGGTGACCAATCCGAAGCAAGCTATCGCTATCTCTTTAAGTGAAGCTAAACGAGCAGATGGTGCAGCTAAACGTGGTAAAACTAAAGGACGGACTCTATAATGATGAAAGCAAAAATGATGGCTAAGGGCGGTATGCACAAGATGCCTGACGGTAAGATGATGAAAGACTCAGCCATGAAAAATTTGGCTAAACATGCTGCTAAACCTGCTTCTAAAGCCCACGCGGGTCTTAGAGCTGGTGGCATGGCTAAAGATGGAATGTCAGGATTCCCAATCAAGCGCAAGGGTCCGGTAGATAAAAAGACTGTTGCCAAGTTAGCCAGCAAGATACTGGACGCAAAGATGGGAGCTGCGCCAATGGTTTCTCCAATGGCTCCTCCAATGATGTCTCCGGGAATGAAGAGTGGTGGCTCAGTGTCTAAACGCGCTGATGGAATCGCTCAACGGGGTCGCACCAAAGGAACAATGCTTCGCAAGGGTGGACGGGTCTGCTAATGTTGCCAAGCCGTGGAATGGGTATTATTAGCCCAGCCAAGCTCCGTAAGATCAAGAAGCGTGATGGGGATAACCCTGTCACGCTGTATAAACACGGCGGGGCTATAGGAAAGCAGCCTAAAGCTAAGTGATCAAGTGGGCTGAGTACCGAAAAGAATGCGGCAACGTGTTTGATTGGATAATACGGGCAACAGAAGAACGTAGAGACATGAAGTCTATTGAGGCAGAACGCTTCAGAGAGCTTTATGTTAAGAAGCCAATTGTAAATAAGAAGTAACTTATTATAGAGACTCTATAATGGCTAAGAGCAAAGTTAACGCTGCTGGTAATTACACAAAGCCTACCCTTCGCAAGAAGATTGTGGCTCAGGTAAAGGCAGCTGCAACTCAGGGTACTGGCGCTGGGGAATGGTCAGCTAGAAAAAGCCAATTAGTTGCAAAGAAATATAAGGCTGCTGGCGGCGGCTATCGTGACTGAACCAATAAAGACGTGTACCGATTGCGGGGAAACTAAACCAACAACTGGTTTTAGAAGCCGTGGTGGTAAGATGAAGCATCTTCTAAAAAGTTATTGCAATACATGTTTATTCAAAAAGCATCGAGCTTGGACAGAAAGTAACCAAGAGCGCGTTAATGAGTACCGGGAGCGAGACCCGTGGACTCTAGCTAAGAGATGTGCAAGGCGAGGTATAACGCCAGAAGAATTAGTTGATAGGTATGAAAGGCAGGAAGGTTGTTGCGCTATTTGCAATACTGGAATTACGCTTACAGATAGTGCGATTGACCACAACCACCAAACAGACGAATTTCGTGGGATATTGTGTAAACAATGTAATCGTGCATTAGGGATGTTTAAGGATAGCCCCGCAGTTTTACGCAACGCCTTGGAATACCTTGAAGCATTTGGGAGTTATGGCGATGGCACTTAAAGCCCCACAGAAATCCCTGAAAGATTGGAGCGACCAGAAATGGCGTACTAGGTCAGGGAAGCCCTCCTCTAAAACAGGAGAGCGTTATTTACCAGAAGCAGCAATAAAGGCTTTAAGCCCAGCAGAGTACGCAGCAACTACCCGTGCAAAGCGTGCAGGCAAAGCAGCAGGTAAGCAGTTTGTAGCGCAGCCCAAGACTATTGCAAAGAAAACGGCAAGGTACAGATAATGGCTAAGACTCCCGCATGGCAACGCAAAGAAGGCAAGTCTGAGAAAGGCGGTTTAAACGCCAAAGGCAGGGCTTCATATAACGCAGCCAACCCAGACAAGCCCGGGTTGAAGGCTCCGCAGCCAGAAGGTGGAAGCCGCAAGAAGTCATTCTGTGCCAGAATGTCAGGAATGAAAAAGAAGCTGACATCCGCTAAGACGGCAAATGATCCCAATAGCCGCATAAACAAAAGCCTTCGGGCATGGAAATGCTAAATGACCACATCAGGCACAGCATCATCTAACCTAGACCTCACCAACATCATTGAGGAAGCGTTTGAGCGCTGCGGGGCAGAGCTACGCACTGGTTATGATATCCGTACAGCAAGACGCAGTTTAAACCTCCTGACGGTCGAATGGGCTAACCGGGGGATAAACCTGTGGACGATTGAAGAGGGTGAGATACCGTTAGTTCTTAATCAGGTCTCATACAATCTGCCTGTTGATACGATAGATCTTCTAGAACATGTAACAAGGGTAGGAACGGGTTCAAGTCAGCAGGACTTGTCTATAACCCGTATTAGCGTATCTACATACGCAACCATCCCTAACAAGAACTCAACTGGTCGTCCTATTCAATTGTGGGTTAACCGCCAGTCAGGAGCCACCTACCCAATAGGTGGCAGACCAGAAGGCACAGACCCCACTACTGGGGTGGACCATCCGCAGATCTATGTATATCCAGCCCCAGATCAGAGCAATTACTACACGTTCGTATACTGGCGCTTACGCAGGATACAAGACGCAGGCAATGGTATTAACACCCAAGACATACCCTTTAGGTTCCTTACCTGCTTGATTGCTGGCTTGGCATACTACCTT